TCCGAAGGATGACGCGGAGCCGGAGCGACCACGCGAGCGACACCGAGCGCAGAGTCAGAAGGCCGCGCCGGAAGATGTCCACGAGATTGCCGCGCTGACAAAGACGCTGCGGGAGAAGGAAGCCGAGCTCGTGAAGGCCAAGCCGGAGGCCGGGGGCGGGTCGTCGCGGGTGCTGAACTTGCGCCGGCAGATTCGTGGACTCGAGGCGGAACTGTCGGATTTGACACCCAAGGCGGCGCCGGTGTCCCAGCCGGCGACCGCTCCGGTGCCAGCATCCGAGACGCCTTCTGCCTTCACGGAACCCGAGCCGGTGCTCGACCAATTTCTTGACCAGCCCGATCCCTATGCGGCCTGGACTCGCGCGGCGGCGAAGTGGGACCGGCGCAAAGAAGCCTTTGACTCTCAACAGCTACAGGCCCAGACGCAGGTATCGCAACACCAGCAAGCCGAGATTGCGGCGCATGGCACCCGCATGAGCGTGTTTGCCCAAGCGACACCGGATTTCCCGGCCAAGTTCCACGCCATGATGCAGGAAGTGGGCGGTCGGGTGCCCGATGTCTTGGGCGCCGCGGTGATTCGTGATGACAACGGGCCGAAACTCTTGTATGCTCTCGCGTCAGATCCCGTCTTTCGAGACGAGATGGTATTGCTCAGTGAGGGCAAGCCGCTGAACGATACGACCGTTGCGCTCCTGCAACGTCGATTGCGTGCCCAAGTCAGTAAGCAGTCGGCCGCCTCGACCGGATCGGCCCTGCTGAACGTGCCCACTCCCCCCAAGCCGCCGAATCCGGTGCGGACAGGGGCCATACGCGCCGAGCCTGAGTTGCCCGGTGACGATGCGCCCTTATCCGAGCACGAACGGGCGTTTAGTCGTCGCAAACGGGTCTAGGTCTCGAGCGCACGGAGTAGTGCGCGATGCCCGACAACACGTTTATCACCCCGACGTGGGTCACGAAAGACACGGCGGTCAATTTCAAGAACAACCTCCGGCTCATCGGCCGGTTCGATCGCACCTGGGAGAAGCAGAACTGGGGCAACAAGCCCGAGGGCGCCCAGATTGGCGATACGGTGCAGGTCCGCATCCAGCAACGCTGGCAGGTGACGGAAGGTCCCGGCCTCATTCAGCAGGCGGTGCTCAATCAGACCGTGCCGCTGACCATTAACCATCAGTTTCAGGTCGGCATGGGCTGGAGTTCGGCCCAGACGGCCCTGGAAGTCGAGATGGTGCAAGACCGCTACACCAAGCCCGCCGGACGCCGCCAGGCGAACAAGTGGGACGTGGTGGCGGGCGCGGAAGTCTACAAGTCGGTGTATTTCTCAGCCGGCACGCCTGGGACGGCGATCACGAACAACCAGACGTGGACCGATGCGGTCGCGCTGCTGCACAACAACGCGGTGCCCGATGACGAGCTCGTAGCGGTGATTGACCCGCTCACGCAGTCGTCGCTTTTGGCGAACAACTTCGCGCTGTTCGGCAACCGGTATCAGGAATACTTCAAGACCGGCCAGTTCTCCGGCAACGCCTTGGGCGTCGATGCCTGGGATTACGATCCGAACATTCCGATTCACACGACCGGCACGTTTACCTCGTCCTCGTGGGCGGTCAACCTGTCGCAGACCGGCTCGAGCCTGAACGTGGACGGCGCCGGAACCTACGCCATGAAGAAGGGCGATGTCTTCGTCATCGACGGCGTATATGGGGTGAACCCGGAAAGCTACACCTCCACTGGCTCGCTGCAGCAGTTTGTGCTGACGGCGGATGTGTCGGGGTCGAGCACGGCCACGTTGCTCATCTCCCCGAGCATTATTCCGACCGGCCAACTGCAGACCGTGACGGCCGCCCCGGCAAACGATGCGGCGATCACCTGGCTCGGGTCCACGGCGACCACCTCGGGCACGATGGCCACGCAGACCTCGCGGCAGTCGCTCATGTTCAACCCGGCTGCCTTCGCGTTTGCGATGGTGGATCTGCCGGATACGCTCGCGGGCGCGACGGCGAAGACCGTCACGTCAGCCGAGGAGAAGATCGCCATTCGGTGGGTGGAGCAGTACAACATCCAGACGGACCAGCAGCCGAGCCGCTGCGACACTATCGGCGGAGTCGCGGCGATTCTTCCTTACTTTGCCGTTCGGATGTGGAGCTAACGTCATGTCACTAACCAACACGACTCTCGGAGCCGCGAAGGCGGCGGCAGACACGTCTCTCACCGTCGCGGCCGCGACCGGCTTTGCCGCCGGCAATATCGTCCGCATTGGCGATGAACTCTACCAAGTGACCAAGGGTTACGTGGCGGGGTCGCTGACGGTGCCGGTGGGCGTCGAGAAGGGTGGGACCGTCGCGGTCGCGCATCCGTCGGGCGCTCAGGTCACGGTCGGGGCGGCCACGGATTGGGCGCAGCAGACCGCGCCGCAGACGACCCCGCAGTTCCCGATTGCGGGACGGGCGAAGGTCATCACGGAATACTCGGCCGATGGGGCGATTGCGCTGCCACCGGCCGGGGGCGATGCGCTGGCGGTCATCAGCGGCACGGCGCATACGGGCATGACGCTCGCGGTGCCGACCAAGGATCTCAACGGCTCGAAGTTGGGGATCTTGAATCTCACGGCGGCGGCACATGTCGTGACGATTGCCGGGGGGATGGGCGGCGGGGCCCTCGTCACGGCGACGTTTGATACCACCGGACGTGGGTATTTTGAACTCATCGCCTACAACGAAATCTGGTATGCCCAGAACTTCTCGGGCACGCTGACCAGTTTCGACGTGGCGCTCTCGTAATCAGGAGAACACATGGCATCTGCGGCGTTTGGCGACCGGAGCGGCCCAGGCGGGATCGTGCATAACCCCGCCTCGGCCTATGCGCGGGAAATGGCGCAGTGGGAAATGGGCTACTCGCCGTATGGGCCTCCGGGCCGGCGTCGAGAAGACGCGTCGGCGTGGCCGGCGCTCTTTTACAAGATGCGCCGCAGTGAGACGAACGGCGATCTGCTCGTGGACCATTACGAAGCGGCCGAAAGTCCGACGCAGGCGGCGCTGCTGGAGGCCAAGGGGTATCGCCAAGGCCGTCCCGCCGCGGAAGCCTACGTCATCGAACTCGAGCAGACGGTGGCGGTCGCGGCCGCCGAACGGGCGGCGTCGGATCGGCACATGAGCGAGAAGGCGAAGGCCGAAGCGCAACGCGCCGATGATGCGACCTCGCAGCACGTCGGAGAAGTGCCGGAAACGCCGATTCGTCGGCGTGGCCGGCCGGTGAAGATTCAGACCGAGTAGTCTCGCGGTTTTCCATGTCTCCGTCTCGGGCGGAGTCTCCTACTGAAAGGTAGGCAGTCATGGCAAGGGCAGTCGTCTACGACGAGGGTGCGTTCACCCATCGCAGCAAGAAATCGATCAACGACAACTTCACCGAGCTCTATGGCGGGGGCGGCGGGAACACGTTCCTCAACCCGGCCATTACCGGCACGGTGACGGGTGGGGCGACCTACACGGCACCCACGCTGACCGCGCCGGTCATTACCGGGGCGATGACCGTGGCGTCTGGGGCGACCTTGACGGCGCCGGCGATCATCGGGGCGACTATTACCGGGACCGTCACGGTGGCGAACGGCTGCACGTTGACCACGCCGATCATCTCGGGCGCGACGATTAGCGGCACGGTCACGATTGCCAATGGCTGCACGCTGACGACCCCGGCGATTGTCGGGGCCGCCATCACGGGCACCGTGACCATTGGGGCCGGTTGCACGATCACATCGCCCACGCTGGTGACGCCGGTCTTGGGCGCGGCGACGGGCACGAGCGTCAACCTGTCGGGCGATTGCCGGGCGGCGACGTATCATGTCGGGGCGACCGCAGGGGCCGATGGCACGGGCAGCACGATCGCCTCCATCACGGTCACGAAGGGCATCGTGACGGCGATCTCGGTGTCCTAATGGCTCGCACGATGGACGAGATCGCGCAGGAGCAGCTTGGGGCGCAAGCCATGACGATTGTTCGGCTGCAGTGGCAGGTCGAAGATTTGATGGCGCAGGTCAAAGAGGCAAAGGAACTTTACGACTCGGAGATCTCGCAATCAAAGATGACGAACCAACCGTGGACAAGTTCGACTACGACTCAGCGGCAAGTAGGATGATCCATGTTCAACACGCCGTATAACGTCTGGACGCCGATCACGCCGAGCGATACCGTCAACTTCGACGGGTCCACCTATTCGGCCACGGCGACGAACAAGCCGAAGCCCTGCCAGGCGATCTATGTCGGCACGTCCAGCACGACCAAGGTGCTGGTGGCGATTCAGCAGGACGGCACGGCGCGGACGTTTACCGGCGTCTTGGCCGGCACGATTCTGCCGATTGCGGCGATTCGTGTGAACAACACCACGACGGACGTGACCAACCTGCTTGCGCTGTATGTGAAATAAAGGGGCTGACGCATGGGCCAGCCCATCCAACTCAACAATACGAGTCAGCCGCTTCCGTTTTTGATGGTCCTGTCGTCGGACCACATTACGGGGGCGACGGGCAAAACCGTTACCGTCACGATCTGTAAGTCGGGCGGGGCCTTTGCCACGCCTGTGGGCACCGTCTCCGAGACGGGTTCGGGTTGGTATGAATTATCAGCCTCGGCCCTTGACGCCAACACGCTCGGGCCATTGCTCCTCCACGCCACGGCCAGCGGGTGCGATCCTCGGGATTCTGAGTTTTCCGTCGTCAACTACAACCCGAGCGTGGTGCTGCCGACCTCGCCGCCCACGAGCGCGAGTTTCGGCACCATCCGGGCGTCCGACATCATTAACAATGCGTGCGACCTCTTAGGCGTCAAAGCCGCGGGCGAGTCGTTAGGCGCGGCTGATGCCCAGATGTGCCTGGGTCGGCTAAATCGGATGGTGGACGGCTGGGGCGTCCAGCCGGCAACGATTCCCGTCACCGTCCGCGAAGTCTTCGACCTCGTAGCGGATCAAGCCGATTACACCATCGGCCTCAACGGCGATTTCAACACGACGCGGCCGGTCTGGCTGCAATCGGCCGCCATGCTGCAGACGACGGCCGATCCGCCGATTGAGATCCCGATTCCCATCATCACCGATGCGATGTATCAGAACATTCGCATCAAGGACCTGAGCAACACGCTGGCGACGACGCTGTATTACAACGCGACGTATGCCGCGGGCCTCGGGACGATTACGCTCTGGCCGGTGCCGAATTCAACGGTCTATGACCTCGTGCTCTACAGCCTGCAGGCCATCGCCGGCTTTGCGAGTCTCACGACGCAGTATGTGTATCCGCCGGGATACACCGAAGCCCTTGAATACAATCTCGCCGTGCGGCTCGCGGCCCCGTTCGGCCGGACGCTCGACCCGTCGATTGGACAGATTGCGCGAGAGAGTTTGGCGTGGGTGAAACGGGCGAATAGCCGGATGGTCGATATCCCGACCGATGCGACCGTGCTCACGAGCTCGTGGGCGAGCGGCTACAACATCAACACGGGCCAAGGTGGCGGCGGGCAACAGTAGATGCCGTCCTCCGCCCTCGGAATTGCATGGGTCACACCGACGAGCGGCTCCGTGCTCTCTGGGAATGTGTCCCTGAGTGTGCGGACGACCGGGCCGGTGGCGCGGGTGACGTTTACCGTAGACGGCCAACCGGCCGGCCTGATTCCCCGTGGCAGTCCCGTCGAACGAGCCCCTGACCTGCTCACCACGCGAGACGCCGTGCGGCCAGGCGTGACCGACGACACGATCTTTCGTGCCACGACGCCCGCTGGACAACCGGTCGCCTCGATTTGGGATAGCCGGCAAGTGGCCGATGGGACCCATACGCTCGTCGCCATTGCACACGGCACCGGGACGCACCAGGCGTCAAGTAGTCGCACGGTCACGACGGCGAATGGCGTCACGCCTGATACGACCCCTCCGACAGTGGTCATTACGACACCCGCGGATGGTGCCACCGTGCGAGGCACGGTCACGATTACGGCGCGAGCGACTGATAATCGCGGTATCGCGTCGGTCGCGTTTTTCGCCAATTCGCTGCCGGTTGCGACCACCTCAGCCACGCCGTATGCCGTGCAATGGAACACGAGTTGGCCGACCCCGCCCGATGATACCTATGTGCTGATGGCGCGAGCCACGGACCTCGCAGGCAATGCGACCAATTCCGACCCCGTGACGGTCACGGTGGCGCAACTGGTGTCCGATACGACGCCGCCCACCGTGGCGCTGACCGCCCCGGACGATGGGGCCACGATCACGACGCATACAGTCGTGTCGGCTGACGCGGCCGATAATGTGGCCGTCGAAAGCGTGCAACTGCGGGCGAATGGCGTCGTGATTGCCACGCCGACGACGCCTCCCTATGCCGCGACGTGGACACCGGCCGGCAATGGGCAGGTGCTCTTGGAAGCGATTGCGACCGATACGGCCGGCAATCAAACACGCTCAACGGGACGCCTCGTTACCGTGGTGCTGCCGGACATTACGCCGCCGACCGTCACGATTCTCGCGCCGACGACTGGGGCCACGCTGGCGAGTGGGACATGGATTCTCAGTGCGAGTGCCAGCGATAACATCGGCGTTGTGTCGGTGCAATTCACTGTGGATGGAAGCGCAGTGGGGTCCGCGTTGACGACGGCGCCCTATCAGACGGCGTGGACCGCGACGGCAGGCAGCCATACGATTCGGGCGACCGCCGTCGATGCGGCGGGGAATAGTCGCACGGTGGCAGTCACTGTCACCGTGACGACGACGCCGGTCGATACGACCCCGCCGAGTGTGGTCCTGACCTCGCCGGCCAATGGCGCCTCGCTCACGGTCAATACGGTCACACTCGCGGCGACGGCGAGCGATGCCCAGAGCGGGATCGCCTCGGTGCAATTTGCCGTGGACGGCGTGAATGTAGGCGGGCCGCATGCCACGGCGCCCTATCAGCAGGGATGGGTGACGACGAACGGATCGCATACAGTGCGAGCAACCGCCACGAATGGCGTCGGGTTGACGGCGACCTCGCAAGTCAGCGTGACGGTGCAGATTATCGATCCGCCCCCACCGCCGCCCCCACCGTCCGGGGTGTTGCAGCCATCAGATTTTATTCTGCTGGGCTTTTACGACGTGCTGACCAACGGGAGTAACACCTCGTATGCCCAAGGGCTCACCCATCGGTATGTGAGTGGCGATCTGCGGCTGCTGATGATGCAAGCGGGCAACATCTTGCACGAAATCTCGCTGGCCGGAAAATCCTACGGCGATACCATCTCGAGCCCGACACGGCAATGGTCGGGGTTTGTCGGTCTGTATGACTTTAAGGGCCTGTATTGGGACGAAGGCCGTCAGGTGCTCTGGAGCTCGACGAGCTA